GCCGATCTGGTCGAACTCATAAGACCGACTGCTGAATGCCTGCACAATCGAACTGATGATCTCCGGTACCTTGGAAACCAACTCCGGAATAGCCTGAATCAATCCGAGAGCCAATTTGCCAAGCAGAAGAACACCCTCTGCCAGCATATCCGGACCTCGTTCCTCGATCGTTGTGAGGAGATGGTTCAGTATATTGCCGACAACAGGGAGCAAGTTTTCTCCGACAGTAACTACGGACTGCAGGAACTGATCCAGCAGCACATCGATGTCTGCGTTTGCGTCACCGAGACCAGTTACAAGGTTTGCCCACGCAGCTTTCATGGAATCGATACTGCCGGCGATTGTCGAGCTGGCTTCCAGCGCAGTCGTTCCGGTGATGCCCATCTCAGTCTGAACAACGTGGATCGCTTCGATGATCTGGTCAAAGGATACTTGGTTTACAGTTTCTGCTGTGACAGTAATCGTATCACCCAGAACACCGGAATCATTGATCAAGCGAGCCATTTCGGCCTGCGTGCCGCCATAACCAAGCTTCAAGTTATCGAGCATGGTATAGTTCTGCTTCGCAAAGCCCTGATAAGCGTTCTGGATCATGGACATATCCGTGCCCATTTTGTTGGCGTTGTCGGACATATCGACGATTGCCTGATTGGCTACCTCAGCGGCAGCCGCCGTGTCGCCTCCGAGACCCTGCAGCAGGCTCGCGGAGAAGCTGGTGACCGTTTCCATGTACTCGTTTGCGGACATGCCTGCGGTCTTGTAGGCTTCGTCTGCGTAGCCTTTGACAACGTCAGCACTGGTCTTGAACAGCGTCTCCACACCGCCGACCAGCTGCTCGTAATCTGCGTAACTATCCAGAGCCACTTTGCTCAGTGCGGTGACAGCGGTGGTAGCAACACCGATGCCCGCTGCCGCCACTTTTCCGGCAGTGGCAAGGCCGGATTTTAGCTGAGAAGCCAGCGAAGCGCCGGTGCTTTTTGCCCCTTCGACGCCCCGCTCATATTCGCTGGAGTCCAGCGAGATTTTTGCGTATAAATCAAATAAATTCAGCTTAAATCACCACCAGTCCTGCCCGTGTGATGACGTCCATGACGATCTCATCGCCGCTGCGTTTGTCTTCTTTTGGAGGGTGCAGCACTTCAGTGAAGCATTTCGGCAGATATGCGCTCTCAGAGCCGGCGGTTTTCGCCGTGTTTTCCGTACAGATACGGGCAGCGTCCGCCATATAGTTCTGCCAGAGCTCCAGCTTCATCTGCTCCTCGACCTTCGCCGCAGCGTAGGAGACAAACTGCTCTATGCTTCGGCCTCGGAAGTCATTGGCGCAGATTCGGAGGAAGGCTCCTCGGTCTGCGCAGAGATAAAAAGCTCCATAAAGGCTTTGTCATTGAGTAGATCGGCACAATCTCTCACCAGAGTGGCGAGAGTCAGCTTTTCTGCGTATTCCTCTGCGGGGCAGCCCTCAATGGTGGACAGGATAGCGATCATATCCTTCTTGTGGCCTTTCAGCAGCTGAGGCAGAGCCTTGGTCAGACGCTGCATGAGGAAGGCTTTCGCCTCCATGCCCTCAGGGACTTTCTTCTTTTTGAACATTTCAGTGGCTTCTTTGTCGCTGGCGATGTTCGCGATCGGTTCGATCAGATCGGCGATGACATCAAAGACGCGGTCGCCCTTCACATCGGACAGTTTCATGTGTTATTCCTCCCTATTCGCCTGCGGCTTCGTCAGTGCCCGCCTGGATGTAAACCTCAAACGGCACCTGCGCCTGATTCTTGATGGAGTAATGACCGGTAAACTCAAATGCAAACTGACCTTTGGATTTGTCGCCGGTCTGGATCTGGAAGCCACCGGTAGACAGACCGTTCATCATGTGGATCGCGATAAAGCCGCCGTTGCTGTCGCCGTTTTTGTCGGAGTAGTCACCTACCCACCACAGGTCTTTGAAATCTTCCTCCAGAATGTCGTTTCGTGGAGTGATTTTGTTGTCGGAAACATCAGCTGCAGCAATCATGTTTTTGATGCTTGCCGCGTTGACGGATACATAAGTACCGGACATCTTGATGTCCCAGGTATCCAGCTCTTTCAGCTCCATCATGTTTTTGGGGCAGTTGTCGATATCTTCGCCCATGTCGATCCAGGAAGGAACGGCAGAGAATTTGATACCGCCGGTGGTCGCGCCTTCGATGCCGCTGACCTCTGCAGTCTCAGGGTCAAAGCTGCGCATCAGCACGCCCGCATTCAGCTGCAGTTCCTTAAAAGTAGATTCAGGAATCTGTGTGAATCTCAAAAGGTATTCCCCCTTTAGCTAATTGTTAAGTATTCCGCCGACAGATTGATGTATCGGCGTTTTACGTTTGCGTCCGACGCATCGGACAGATTCTGACAGAACGGAGAGCCCCGTTTCAGCCAGACAGAACCGCCATCACAGCTCAGCAGAACGCCGCCCAGTCTGATGGCATCAGAGAGCTCCTGAGCTTTGGCATTGGGTTCGGCTTCCGTGCCGCCGTAGTACCAGAGGTTCACTGTGATCGGCGCTTCGCCGTCTCCCCATGCGCTTGTGGAAAGCTCATAGGTCAGGCAAGGCAGTTCCGCATCCTTTGGCACAGCAGTGGCAGCGTAGGCATCCAGACCAAAGCCGGACAGGAATTTGTGAATCGCTGCTTCTTTCGTCATGTCAGTTCCCACTCCTCTGCTGTAACCCTTGCAAAAGAAAAGGACGCGCAGGCAGGAGTCTGTCTGTCACGTCCGTCGCTTGTGATTCGGAATGTTTTGCCGTCAGAACAGCGGCGGATCACCGCCTGATGCTGCAGCTGTACGGCTTTGTCTGTGAACACGCTGAATACTTTGCTCAGATGCTCGGTTTCGGCTCTGCGGATCTCGCCGGTGCTCTGGTGTACGATGGCAGCCATGAACACGCTGTCAGTCTCCCAGATATCGCGGTGACCGCCTTCGCCGTCCGGCTCTCTGGTGGCTTTCAGCAGTTCAAAAGGCTCCATTGCCTCTAAAATAAGCATCTGGCCTTCCTCCATTCCTTCATGTCACTGGCAAAAGCTTCGCGCCATGTCAGCGGTTTTCCTTTGGAAGTGGTCGCTTTGGTGTAGGAGTAGCCGTCGAAGCTCTCAGAGGTATATGGTCCATTGCTGCCGTTCTGTTCCTGCCACGCGGCGATGCTGTCAGACAGATCCACCACAGCTTTCGGAACAGCCAGAGCCCAGACTGTGCCCTCGAAGGTCTCATCGATCAGGTAAGCATCCGGATACCGGTACAAACCGTCGTTGAATACAGAGCCCAACACACGGAAATACTGCCCATCCTGCAGAAAAGGCAGCGCCAATGCGCCGCCCTCTACAGTGAACGTATCGTGATGAATGCCATCCGGTACAATGAACCAGTTATTCAGTTCTGCGAGGAGTTTTGCGAGCATAAAATGCCCTCCTTTTTACCCTGGCAGACTAAGAAGCTGCCTTGGTGCCCAGAATTGCAGCCAGTTTCTTGTCCAGAGTTTTCACACCGCAGAGCATATCGATGGAAATGGTGTCGGTTTTGGTTTTGATGTCGTAATCATAAACAACACGCAGGCCAAAGCCGTCAAAGTTTACGATTGCCGCCTGTGCCGCACCTTTTGGCAGTTCCAGCGGACGGGTAACCAGTGCAAAAGCATTTTTGTGGAATGCAAGACCATCAACGCCGGTCACTGCATCCATGTTCTGGTCCACATAGAAGTCCATACCGAATTTGCGGCCCAGAGAAGCTTCTCGAAGAGCGGTGCCTTCGTCGCCCACTTTTTCAGCAGATACGAACAGCTCGCTTTTCAGCAGGGCGGTTTCAGTGTTGGAGTTGTAAACGAAACGTCGGTCGGTCAGAGGTGCTGCGTTCTTGGTGAGGAACGCACGAGCATCAACGATATCGTTCTGGATCACACCGGTTGCAGTAGTGCTGTTGGTGATATCGGTTTTCAGACCCAGCAGGAGAGCGTCGATTTTGTCAGCAAACGCCTGCATAGCAGGAACAAGCAGCTGTTCGGAGAAATCTTCGATGCTCAGTGCCATCTGCGCAGAGGTCACAGAGAAGGACACGTCCAGATGCTTGTCCATTTTAACAGGTACACCGGTTTCAGTTGCGTCCTGTACAGTGATATTGCCGGAGAACTCTTTTGCAGAGAAGGACGCTGGTTTGCGGACGGTAATGGTGTCGCCGACTTTGCCGACAAACTCGTCGGAGTAGTCACGATGCACCAGATTTGCCATTACAGCATTATTTCTCAGCACCATCAGTGCTTCACGTGCGATAATGCTTGGAGTAAGAATAGTATTTGCCATAGTTTATTATCCTTTCTTTCGTGCAGCGATATAGTCAGCCATGGACAAAGAGCCCAGGTCTACTTCGCTATTGCTGGTTTTAGGTGGATTGGATGTATTCACACCCGTGGTCTGGGTGGTTGGAATGAAGTCCGCCCACTCGGTCTGGAGGTTGGTTTTGAGAGTTTCGACATCTTTCAGCTTGTCGCCGTCCAGTTCCATGTCCTCGAATTTGGTGACACGAACGATGGAGTCGATGCGCTTGTCAGCGATGCCCAGCTCTTTCAGAACGCTGCGGAAAGCCTGTTCTTTGGTTCCATTGAGCTTCTGAGTTTCCACCTCGTTTTTGTAATCCTCAAATGCTTTGCGCTCAGTTTCGTACTTTTCCTTGTAACCGCCGTCGCCCGCTGCCTTGAGGTCGTCCAGCTCCTTCTGCACATCTTTGAGTT